GATTAATAACCCAACCTTTTTACCCCCTATTAATTAGTTCTCTCTACTTTTTATTTTAGAAACCCTAAAATAAAAATCTAAAAGAATATTATAATGTTAAACTTACAAAATATAAACGACCTGTTAAATCTTTGTAATAATGAATTAGCAGTAATGAATGCTACCTTGATGAAATCAACTGATAAACAGACAAATAAGATTTATATGAAACATATACAGGCTATCTTAAAAATAATCCAATCATTACAATACTACAAGAATCTTGAAACGCCTGAAGAAGTAGCCAAAAAGAAGTTCTAACCCTTGACATATTTAGCAACGACAAAATCATTACCAACCCCGCCGCCTACCTCTGCATCTGCGGTCTTCTTCAATTTATCTACAAGTTCCTTGAACTGGTCGTTAGTGAATCCCATCTTGAAGGTTTCTATCCTAAAGATAACCCATCTACCGCAGGTCTGTATCGAGTTGCCTATTTTTTGGAATCGGGTTTTATTATAACTGGTCTTGAATCCGTCTGCCTCCGCTTTATCCATTAAGCGAGTCATCTCATTAGTATCTTCTCCTAAACAAGTTCTAATCATTCTATTAATGAATTTCCATTCGTAGTCGTATTTCGCACCGTAGCTATTAAAATAATTTATATTCTTACCATTCCGCAGACAAACCACCCAATGTCCGCTATTATATTTATCTTCTATTAAAATAATCCTAAAGTCCTTTTCATCAGGCAGTAGATCCGTTATAGTAGGATAATTTTTTAAATCCGAATATTTTATAATGTCTTCCTTTTTCACGCCAGTATATTTCTCCAAATCCCCGTCGGTCATCGGTGTTTTAATCCTTTTTTTGATAGTCGCGATGTCATCCATTTATATATCCAAAGAAAGTATTTCGTTTGTTTTAGGCGAATTTAATAAAGTAATAATCTATATGGTGCATTGGAAACAGAGTTATTCGTTCGGCAAGGCTCAAGAAGCCCGTATTCACCCTGTTATTAAGGAATACTTTAAAAAAGACATTATACCAACAGAAGGGCAGTATGCGAAGTATGACTTCTTTGATAATGACACCAACTACGAGGTCAAGTCAAGGACAAATAATTATTCAAAGTATCCTTCCACGATGATAACCTTTAATAAGTGTTGCGATTGCGATAAAGATAAGGATTTAATCTTAATCTTCAATTTCACTGATGGATTATATTTCATTAAGTTTGATACGGAACAATTCAAATTATATAATAGAAATATGTTTAGCAGGGCGAATATAGAGGAGGATGAAAAGGAACATATATATATTCCTATTAGCCATTTGACCTTGATCCAAAATTGGGATATTCCTACTATTCCTGCATTATCTAAATCTGGTGGATTTTAACCCCGACTAAATAGTTCTCTCTACTTTATATTTTTAAGACCTAAAAATATAAACCAAAAATAAAAAAATTATTTTATTTTAACTAAATAACTACGCCTAACTAAAACTAACTACTTTATCTACCGCCTACGCTGAAGTTGAATCCTCCAGAGTCATATGTCTCACCACAGGCTCATCATCATCAGTCTCATACTCAATCACATCAACCCATTCCCCGTCTTTCCATATTTGTGGATGGTCTTTATTTGATGTTTTTGCGAATAGAACAAACGCTTCTCTAAGGGTATTGTCTCCACACTCACAATCACCCCTGAAATCAAGCGTTCCTTCGTATATTTCATTCCCGAGTTCGTTAGTCATTACCGCCGCGCTGTATTCCCAAAGTCTATTAGATACCATTTCCACAAGATAATCGTTCCACCTTTCGGCGAACTCTGGGTCTTGTGTATAGATATGCTGGGTCAACTCAAAGAACAACATCAGGTCGGTAGTGATACGGGTCGCGGAGAATTTGGTTTCGTTGTAGGTAGTCATCGTTGCTTGTATAATGCTTGGTATTGGTGCACTTGGTTGGAAAGCAAAAAAGGATTTCAATTTTATCGTAATTAATTATTTTTTACTTAATCAATTTTTTTTAACTAAAAATTTATAAATACAGAATTACAATTCCTTTGAAATAACCCCTACTAAAAAGGTCTCTTTAAATACCAAATAAAATTATATAATAATCTATTCAAAAAGGAAAAAACAATTTTATTTTAGACTAACTACTACTTAACTACTCTAACTAAACTTTTGAACCTACGACTACAATTCCGTCAGCCTTAAACCCCGCCATTAGGTCTTTGAGATACTGGATACCCGCATTTTCCTTCTTAGGTTTGCTGCTGATCGCCCCGTGTTTATCCTTCCTGTGTTGGTAAATATACGCTCTTGGATATTCCTTTCCACAATCTTCGCAGGTGATATCCTCAAATTGATACGCATCACGCCTTTCTTTATCTTTCTTTTTACTAATTTCCCGTGCAGTAGGAATACACTCATCAACAACCGCCAGTATCTTCTTGGAATATTCGCAGTCAAACCCCTCCATTTTTTTCTTAAGATTAACCAGATTGTGTAATGTTAGTTGCTTACTCATCGTTGTATTATACGGGTAGGAAAATAAAAAAAATTTGAATCAATTTTATTAAAAAAAGTTGTATTTAAATACAACTTTTATTTTTACTAAATATTTATAATTAATCTAACTACCCTAACTAAACTAACTACTAAGCCGCCACAAGGTCAAGGTTCTCTACGCTTGTCCCGTCAAGGTTTTTGAAGGCAGACCACGCATTCACGCCACGAATGGTGATATGAAGGCTCATCACAGCGCTCACCGCATTCAGCGTAAGACCCTCATCAATCTCGTCTTTGAATGAGTATCTTGCCCTGAACTTCCCAGCCCCGATGTAGGTAGCCTCCGCCCAAGCGTTTCTGGATAGGTGAGTCCATTTAAGAACTTGTCCCATCTGTAGAAACCTTTGAGCGTAGTCATCGGGGCGTTTAGGACGCGTGTTCTTGCGCTTGCCTTCCTTAACAACCTTCTCAGCCTTAGCCGCTTTGGTCTTAGGTTGTTTCCTAACCCCATCAACGCGACGCTGTAAGTCTTGACTGAATGCAGTCAATCTCACTACTTCGGCTTGTAAGGTAGTGACAAGTGTCCGTAAGACAACAGGATCACTCTCAAGCGTAGGTAATAGCATCTTTGCTGGAAGGGGGTCTTCAACAACTTCAACTTCGGCAACTATAGCCTCAACTACGGCTTCCTCCTCCTCAACCTCCTCCTCCTCTTTTTCTTCATTTTCATCTGTGATGGTTGAGATGGATGACTTATCATCATCCTCCTCACCCCCATCGGTATAGATGTCAGGTTCATCCTCAACCTCACTCTTCGCCGTTATCTTTTTATTTTCTAATACGATGGAAGTCTCGTCTAAAGACAAGATTTCATCATCGGATTCAACAACCAAGACAGGTTTAACCTTGCGGATATACTTGCGCTTGATTTTGACTTCAGGGATGGTAGCGTTGGTAGTAGCGTTTGAGTTCATCGTTTCGTATATTGCTTGTTGATTGGTGCATTCAGGAGAAAAGGAAAAAAGGATTTCAATTTTATAGCGCCGATCGCCTATTTTACTAATCAATTTTTTTTAACTAAATTTTTATAAATATTTTTGGGATACAGATTTGCGAATATTCTTGAAATAATCCAATAATAATCTAAATATATAATAATCGCTATATTTTAGATTATTACAAGAAATATATTCATATTATATTTAGATTATTACTGATATAAAGATGAATTAATTATATAATTAATTCATCTTTATATCAGTAATAATCTATTTGTAATAATCTTTATTATATAATCTAATACCATTTAGATTATTTCAAGAATAAATGTAAATCTGTATTCCAAAAATATTTATAAATTTTTAGTTAAAAAAAATTGATTAGTAAAAAATAATTAATTACGATAAAATTGAAGTCCTTTTTTGGTTTCCAACCAAGCGCACCAATACCAAGCATACTTATAATGACAGCAAGAAGAAGCAATAGATGTATGTTCTCAACCGACCTTACACCTGTCTCTGCCCAACACCATCACGATTTCGTAGATGGTTTAAGGGATATGTTTGATTCTGCAGAAGGATCAAAAGAAAAAGAAGATATGTTGAATTACTATATCGGTAATAAAATGGGTTCAAACTGGGACGGCGATGTGTATGTTAAATACTCAGACGCACTCCAGATTGCCTACGGGCAGTATATCGGTGGGGATTGCTACCTTAAATCATTTGAATGTTTCTGGCGTTTAAAAAGCGCAGGAGCAAAGAGAATGTGTGGGTTAAGAACCGCTTTACCCGATACTGACACCCTTGAAAGCCCACACTTCTGGGTTGAGAACAAGGGTAAAGTATTTGATTGGGGTGGCGGACAACAAAAAATATTCAACAAAGATGCATACTACGCGAGTATGGGAATTAGACACAAAAAAGAAGGAAATGATATGGGTTGTTTCCGTATAAATGAATACGAAAGAAAGTTAGAAAAAGCGTCAAGAACTATATTGGATAAGGGTGGTGTTAAAGATTTGATTGGTTATATTAAAGATTGTTGTCGGGAAGACAACCAAGAAAGATTAGACCAGTTGAAGCGTCAAGGGAATTATACCGATTACAAAGAAACACCAGTTTCAGGCGGGGCTAAATGGATCTTTGAAGCGTAGATAAAAGTAGTTAGTTTAGTTAGACGTAGTTAATTAAGTTAAAATAAAATATTTTTTCTTTTTTTGTTTTATATTTTAGGTCTTAAAATATAAAAATAGAGAGAACCTTTTACTGGGGGTTAAAAAGGTATGATAATTAGACGGTTATTTTAATTATAACAATTCCAGCACCTCCAAATCCAGGAGAACCAAGAAATCCTGAGTTAGCCCCTCCACCGCCTCCACCTCCTCCGTAATTTCCTCCACCGCCACCTCCTCCTCCTAAATTGTCATATCCACCTCCTCCAAGTCCTCCATTTGTTCCTCCATTTCCTCCTACTCCTCCATTGTTTCCTGTATATGGGGCATATCCATCTCCTCCTCCTCCTCCATATTGACTTGTTTGACCTGCTCCTCCAGAAGTTCCACCTAATCCTCCTGCATCCACTCCATTTCCGCCTCCATTTCCTCCACTTTCTCCAGTAGAGTAAGTGAAACTACCACCACCTCCTCCTCCTCCTGCTCCACCATTTTTACCATTAGATCCTTCAACACTAGAACCTCCTGCTCCTCCACCTCCGTATGTATATCCTGTTGTCACATATTGTGTTCCATTAGTTCCATTATTATTATTACTTCCTCCTGCAGCAATCGTTCCTGCTGATGAAAGTAAGTTAATAGCAAGGGAAGCACTAATTACAGATGATATTCCTTGTGATTGTCCTACTACTACATCAAATGTATTAGCAGTAGTGACATTAGTGGGTGTGCTATATAATAATACACCTCCTCCGTTTCCTCCAGCAACTGAACCGATATTTGTATTTTGCTGACCATTCTGTCCTGCTCCTACAATAAATATTTCGTCTATTATAAATGAATAATTAGGGGTTAATACGCTTGAACCCAGATTTGTCATATAATAAATAAATTCATTATTAGTTTGAACTACTTGACCTGCTCCTACTCCTGTGATGGTAAGTGGAAATCCTATTGGTGGTGGATCTGGTCCTGAATATACTTCTACCCAAGATAAATAAGAAAATTGATTAGTAGGAAATCCTTGAAGGGTCACATCCATTCCATATACAGGTGCGTTCACTATACACTTAAGTGTCACTACCCCTGCAGCAGGTGATACTCTGGTCACTGGTAGTGAATTAATAATTAATGTAGTAAGGTCTGTATATGGGGCATATACATCTCCTCGCGCCGTCGTCTGTGCTATTATAGTTGCATCTAAAAATAATTGTATAGTATAACTATTAACTGCTAAATTCGCACTTAGATTAATAGTGAAATTAAACATATACGAACCTTCTTCTAAAGTTATTGTCCCACCAGAAATATCTAATTGGAATGGAGCAGCACTCAGCACATTAATAAAAGTTTCAGTGACAATATATTCAAAATATTTACTTCTACCCAATTCAGTAAGTTTATTACAAGTTATTTCATCTACATCAAATATATTAAGACCACCACCATCATCACTAATTTTTAGAACATCTGATAAACCACCACTACCTGTAGTTTCACCATTAATCGTATGACATTCTAAATTACCTACACTTAATATATCCTTATTGTTTGCGTTATTTCCTGCCACTAATACTGAATATAAATCCTGATTACCTATTGGAATACCTCCATCAAAACCTAGTGCTGATCTTACAGACATATAATATAATATATCACATTATATTATTCTATTTTAATTCACACTTTAAACAACAATAGTCTATTAGGTCACTCTTCTTTTTACCTTTCAGTAAAAACTTCTCTCCGTTCTTGGGTAGTTTTTTTATAATCTCCTTTATCTGTTTAACCTTCATCTTTTTTAGTTGTCCCCTACCGAACATCGTATCTTCAGGCAAATTGTCTAAAACTCCTGTCTTGTGCTCTGTTATTGGATTATAGGTGCGAGAAGGAATTGTGAATTTGTTCTTGCCCGTTTCAAATGGTAGTAGCGCAGATACTGGGTCTAAACTTGTCCTTATATCATACTCGTTGTTAGGGGTCTTCTTCCTAAAGGGATTTAATAAATCCATCGGTGGTATAAACTTGTTAAGAGTAATTATTTCTTTACTATTCTTACCCACATCTGCAGCAATTTTGCCTGATAATGAATGTCCAAGTGTGCTAACATTCTTCGCGCCGTATTTCTTTTCTGCTTCCTTTTGTATCTTCTCGGCATGTCTAAAGCGGTTGGAGTTTGTTATATCATACCCCGCAAGGGCTTTTAAATCATTACCCCAGTCGTGCATGCCCTGCGTTCCACGATGAACTACGAATACCTCATTCGTTCCTTTCTTTACATACACCTGCACCCGTTCTCCACTTAAAGATTTATCTACATCGTAGTCTTTATAATCCTTCGGCGGTTTCTCGTATGATTGATGTAATAATCCCTTTAGATCAGGTGCGGATATTTTACCACCCTTTTTAAACGGGGGTAAATTGGTCTCTCCTTTTATCTTTTGTTTAAGTCTAATTTGTTGTTGTAAATTGGTTGGATCTATTTCTTCGGGCGTTAAAGGCGTAGCCTTTGTTATTCTTTTTGTAGGACGGAATACAGGATAACCTTTATCACCTACATCCTTCCAGTCCTCTTTGAACCATCTTTTTAGATTTTTTGGCTTACCATCCTCGCTATATGTCCCCCCTAATTCTTTGTATTTCTTTACAATAAACCCGCTCTTAAAAGCACTTGGTTTAGGGTAGGTTTCATCTGCTAATTTTTTTACTTTATTATATAATTCTTGATTATTAATTATTGATCCACCTATTAATAATTCCTTATAGTCAAACATTATATTATATCACTACAAAAATCTTCTCGGTAAATCCTTTAAATCTTGAGTATTTCTTGGAGGAAATGGTCCTAAACCTGTGAATGGATTACCGAATTGTAATCCTTCGCGAAATGCGACTGCTGTGCCTCCTTTAAGGACTGGTTCTTGCGAATATAATTCTGCACCTCCAATCTTTCTAAAGAAACGCGCATCTGGGATTTCTCTTATACTAATAGGTCTTACAGGCATCGTTGTTATCGGCATCGTTCTTATAGGTTCATTAAGACGAGGGTATGGGTTGGCGTTAATCATCTGCTTTATAGTATGTGCTATAGTATGGTCTCCGCCGCACTTAATTATCCTTTTACGACCAGCACCTACACCTGATTGTTTATATGACGCTACTGCATCGGCAATCATATTTAATAATGCGTTTAATTGTGTTGCGAATGTTTCTAATACATTCAACGAATTTATTGCGAATGTTCTTGATGCATCTCTTCCTCTTGGATTTTCTGCTCTGTCTTCTAATGTAGTGATAGAACTCATTAAATCCCTATTTAATGAACGGGTTAATTCTAATATTTCAGCAACTTCATCACTACTAAATCCATTCACATTCCTTTTCATCTGTCTTACGAAAAAATCTCGGGTATTACTTACTTGTCCGCTTAAATTAGACGCAGTAGAAACGAACCTATCTATAACCGTCGCTGGACTTCTTGCTGAGGCACTTAACCCGATTGTTTGAGATAAATCAGTTAAACCTACCTGCATCGCTACTAACCTTTGTCTTAAATTATCAAATTGCGCTGGTGCGCCCGACACTACAGGCGTCGCTGCTGTTTCACCTTGATACTTCTTCTTTCTTCTCTTGACAATCTCCGCATTCACTTTCCTAAATGAATTAAGCGCGGGATTTGCTTCATCGTAAAATCGCGGCATATTATATAATACAAATATATTTTTTTAATAAAGCCCGTGTGCTTTAACATATTTGGATGCCTCTATCATCTTCATACCCTTCTCCTTCATTACCTTTTTGACAATCTCCGCACGAGCATTAGGCTTCTTCTTACCCATACCTTTGAATGCGGATTCTAAACCTTTAAGAGCCTTACCCTTTCCTGCACCCAATTTACTCGCAACAGCAATTTCTAAAGGTTTGGAAATGACATCTCCTGCGAAATGACCCACATCTTTAACCGCATTTAAAAGATTAAATTTCTTCTTGCGTCCTAATCCAACCGCTTTCATCAAGACCTTCTCTGCGATCGGTTTGGCGAAACTACCGAGTTCTTTACCGAAGTTATACTTCTTTCCACCCGATGTTTCACCTGCTACCTTCGGTTTGCGTCCTCTACCCTTTCTCGGCATCAAAGCAGGACCGATAACATCGTGACCCAGAGCATACCCGAAATCAAACGGATTGAACTTTCCACCAACAGCGCCATCTACTCCTGAATAACGCGCACCACCAGAATTAACCTGCATTCCTGCGTTCATATTCATCGGTGGATAAGCAGCGCTATTTCCAGCAGGATTGTATTTCATTGGTGAAGATCCTCCACCAACTTTAACCTCGCTAACAGGTTCTCCATGAAATGAACCAAGTCTGTATCCCATCGGGTTTGGGTGATAAGCAGGATAAGCCTTCTCCCAGTGCTTACGATCCAACTCTTCTATAAATTTAACCATACCCCTGTTGTAAGGAGCGTCGTAAGTAATATTCGCTTGAGGCATTATAATATCTATATAGATAATATTATAATACTGCTAAAGTTAATATTGGATCTTGTTGAATCTTATATCTCTTGTTGCGGAGATACCAACAGCCGCTCCTGTGGAGACTTGTGTAAGGGTAATGACTAAAGGAGCAACTCCATTAGATACATATGTAAAAGAAATAGGAATATTAACCGAAGTAATATTCTCTGCTGTTCCAATATCAAAAGATATAAGAGGATCTGCCGACACAAGAGCAGCGGAAACTGAATAAGATAGTAATACATCAGTAGCACTGGATGCGTTGATAACACCATCTACTCTGTATGTTCCTGCTCCTAAAATTTTAGAAAGAGAAGTGAAGGCTACTCCTGAAGCAGGTGCTCCAGCGGTAGTAGCAATAACAAATTGCGGATAAGGGGTTGAGGCTGCCGACATTATATACTAATCAAATATTATTTTTTGAGATTTCCTAAATTAACACATTTTAGAAAGACGACCCTTGTGAGCGCCTCCAGAAGGCGCACCCCCAGACGAAGCACCTCCCATATGAGGCATCATTCCTTTAACTCTTCTAAATGCCTTCATCGCCGTAAGAGGCATATTAAGCATCTGTCCTCCTGTCATTCTTTTAACTTCCATCGACTTAAACGCGGATGCTTGTTGGGTTGATTTTGCGTCCAAGACCATCTCCTTTGTGAGGATACCAGTATAGACTGCAGAAACACCTTGTTGGGTTGTGAATATACCACTATTAACACAGATAACGATGATTTCAGGTTGGATGGTAAAACCATATTGGTTGGTGACATTACAAGTGAATTGGAAGTTATAGTTTCCTAAAGATCCGCAGGTAATGTAATCTGGAAGAGACAAATCGTATGCAGGGTTGAGAACAAGAAGAGAACCAGTTGTAGGGATTAATAAACCAGCACCTGTAGCATTATCATTCACTAATGCCTGACCGCTAAACTCCTCCCAAGATTGGGTAGATCCATTCCTGATAGACAAGCGCCACAGGTCATATTGAGAAGCAGACGAGAGAAGACCCGACTGGTTATTCAAGTTGATTGAGATGCTGTTAATTGTCAAGAATGATGATGGGTTAAACCAATCTTGGGATGACATCGGGATACGAGCATTAATAATAAACATATCTGGGATCTGGTTAATTTGAAGATTACTTGATGTAAGAGAAGCCGATCCAAGAGTAAGAATAGAAGCAGAGTTAGCAGCATTCGTCAAATATCTTGGGAAATCCATATATGGGACAATATTCTTGGTTTGGACGAGGTCGCTTGGCTGGGTAGAAAGGAAACGAAGAAGAAGTGCTGGGGCGCTCTGTTGGGTAGCAATACCAATAGCAGAGGTAGATTGGAATCCATTAGGATTGGCGGTCACAGGAGTAGCACCATTAGGACTGATAATACCAAGCGCGATGTTGGTAATGTAAGGACCAGCAGTAGAAAAGACGCGCTTACAGGTAGCATCCACATTAAGGGTGAATGTCATATTGTTTATTCCTAAAAGACCTTGACAATTGAACTCTGGGTTGCCGAAGATGAAAGGGGACAAGAACAAAGGTTCGGCGACTTGGGTTTGGACGAAAATCTTCCAAGTATCAGACACAGCAGTAGAGATGGGTGAGGTATCAGTATAGACACCACCGATGTAATGCTCTATATTAACCACGACTGGGAATGCGCCTCTTGGAACTTGGTCGATATCGTAAGAAGCAGTATTGTATGATGCTAAAGGATTGTTGTTAGTAAGAACACCATCAGAGAACTTTCCGTAAGCCTGATCTGGAAGAGAAGGTGTAGTAGAGTTAAATCTGTAGAGTTCTCTTGAGTCGTTCATACGAAGCAAGGAAGGAAGAACATCCTGAAGATTGACCGAGCAGGTTGTGTTGTTAATTTGCGCCGTAGCAGTCGTCAAAAGGGAGTTAAATGGGAACGCCTGAAGAGAGTCAGTAAGACCATATGAGAAGACGCTGTCGCCAATTGGAACGACGGTTGAGCCGAGACCAGTAGAAGATCCAGCGCTGATTGTAAGCGAAATACCCGTGCTGAGAAGGATATCACGACCAATCACCACATTCTCACTTGGGACTTGGATATTAAAGATCACTGAAGAGTTAGACGAAGATGTAGAAGGAAATTTCTGGTAAGTCGTTTGAGAAGCACCAGATTTGACGGCAAAATCCATATCAGCCGTGATATCCCCGATGACAGAATCGCGAACGAGAACAGTTTTGAAGTCACTCATTATATATTAGATGTTAGAAATAAAATATAATGATTGGACGATTAATTCGCCTAAACGCCTCCGTCTTGTGTCCCTTGTGTCTTCTTGATAAAGGCAATTTTAACCGTCACCGAATTACCCGATGCGATCCTAAATGGGATTAATTGCCCCGTCTTCAGTCTATAGAAGATTTGTAAATCCAAGTTAAACAGGGGCTGGTTTCCATACAGGGTAATTAGTCTATATTGCGCCTGTGGGATATAAACAAGGTTCGGGCGGTAAGCCCCTGTATCACTTACTAAATCCGTGATAATGTTGGCTATATCCGAGTTATTTCCTCCTAAAGATACCTGTTGAGCGTCATTAAGAATTATAGGGGTAGATACCTGAGATGGTTGAATAGGCAGGGTATTTGAGGTAAAGACAATCGCCGTAATTGGGGTTAAATTGGCTGCTGTAGATTGTTCTTGGTAGACGGTTATCGCTTGATATGTCGCTGGAACTGTCGGTGGAACTGGGGTTATTGTATTTAAATTGGTCGCGCCTACATTCAAAAAACCTATCCTAAAGTTCTTTGGTGATATTGTAGGACTATATCCTATCAATTGCGCTGGAACTGATGGGAACAACTCATACAAGGGCGCATTCCAGAATACCTTAATCTCATTCAAAGGCGCAGCAGGATCGTAGTTATAACCCAACACATCAGCATACATCACTATACCATTACTCGTGCTGTCCCAATACACTAAAGGGGCGAATTGTGTAGGTAGAACGC